GATATGCAATAAATCCAGCTACAGATTGAAGAGCAGTTGCCATTTCTCCACCTGTTACTGCAAACGTTGCAGGTCCTCTTCTTCCTCTAGTAGCAATTAAGTTACTTGCAGCAAGAATTTTAGTATAAACTCTACGTTGTAGTGTTCCTTGAGTATTTCCACCACCTAGTACGTTAGTCTGTACTGGGAATGGAGCTACAGTAGCAACAGGAATATTAGTAGTATTACCAAGTCCTAAAGGAATTGCAGCACCAGCTACAGCTCCAGCAGCGTTAAACTGTTCTGATAAACTAGTACCATTTACAGCTTGCACGTTAGCAGCGTTAGTTACACCATTTCTAAAGATTCTGTCTAAGATGTATCTGTTGATAGATTGAGTTAACTCATTTACCAATACAGCTTCAACTTGAGCAACAGCGTCAATTCCGAATTGCTTCAGATCTTGAACTTGTTCTCTAGTTACAGCAGCAGCAACTTGGAAAGTTTCAGCAGCTATAGACTTGTTGAATAAACTTAGTCCCATGATGTTATCAACAGTTGATTCACCTACACCTCTTTGGTAAGGATCTACACCGTTAATATTCTGGTTAGCAAATGCAGGCGATCCTGTAGCAGGGTCGTTTGCAGGTTGGAAAGCATTACCTGAGAAACCAGTAATATGGTCTTCTAAAGCTTTTACTAATCCTAATCCAGATACAGCAGCAATTGTTCCAATTTGTAACATTGCAGCAGCACCTAATACTACAGATGATCCAGCTCTTACAGCAGGAGCAGCAGCTCTTACAGCACCATATAAAGCTCCACCACCTACGATAGAATTGTATATAGTTGAACTAGCAGTTTCAGCACCTTGTGCATAAGTAAATCCACCGTTATATGATGGGAAACCTACTAACGCAGTACCTGCACCAGCAGGGTTAGCAATAATTGCAGAATTATTAGCTCTTACTCTGAATATTGGAAAACCATCTATTCTTGAAGCTCCTACAAAAGTTAATTCGTAGTTAGCAGCTTTTAAATCATTAGCAATTGGAGTAGTTCCAGCAGTTGATGAATTAGCTCCATCAGCATAAACTACATCATTCACAACAAAGGTAGTGGCAGCACCACCATTTGCTACAAGAATAGTAGCAACGTTGAATTTAATTAGTAATGGAGAAGCAGTTGTATCAAGTCCACCGTTAATTGGTGCTCCTGATCCTCTACCTCCACCGTATACAAAGTCTAAGTAAGTTAATACTCCCATAGGGCCTTGCATTGGTACAACAGGTACTAAGTCTAAACCTACAGTCTGTGCTGCTACTTGCATTGCAAGTGGTAACAAAGAAAAAGGTCTGTCACCAGATCCAGTTGCTTGTGCTGGGAAAGCATTCATTGATCCAGGGTTTCCTGGCAATGTTACGTTCCCCATACTTTGAACATTCATGTTCGGGTTAAGGTGTACAGTATTGTAAACACTTTCATTAAGGTTGTGGTAATGGCAATACTTAGACATCCAAGATAACTTAGATTTTTCAGTAATTCCAGTACTTTCCTCAATAACAGGTCCCCAAGTCTTTTGAACCTCAGCCTCATTGATTAATTGATTTGCGTACATTATTTAAAATTATTTTTCGCATTTGTGGAATACTATTAATATTCCGTTTTTAATCGCCTAAGTCCTTTTCTTCTTGACTATTCGATTATATTGTTTAGATTAAATGATTATCTATTTAATCTGAATTTCATTTTTTCGATTAAATCTGCAGAGAAGCTTTCATTTAATAATGGCTCAGCTTTTACTTGAGCAGCCTCAGCAGCAGTTTTATTTTCGTTTAGTGTTTCTAAATTCATTTGAGTATCTCTAAGATCTCTTGTTTGCCAGAAGTTATTAATTCCGTATTGATTACCTACAGGGTGGAATCTAGATTCTGATATGATTTGTTCTTTTCTGTTTTCAGAAAGATTATCCCATTTAGATCTGAATTTTTCTGGCATATCATCAATAAAGTTAATTTCCTTTCTTTCAGTTATAAAACATGAATCCCAAATGTTTTCAGCTTGTATAGTTGACATAATAGAATTTCCATTCATTGATTCAACTATTAAGTTTCTTTTATCTTCAGCTAAAGAATCAAATTCATTCTTTTTAGATTCTGATAAGAAATTCATAAAGTGCATTTCAGTAATTGACTTAGCTTCTGCTTTAGAAATTAAGTTAGATAGTTTTTCACTTATTGCATCTTTATAAGATACCTTTTCTTCTTTAACTGATTCATTTATTGATTCAACTACAGTTTCTTCATTAATTGATTCACCTTTAACAGTATTTGCATTTTCAGCAATATACTCAGAGTATTTAATAGACTTAGTTAAATTTTCACCAAGATATTCTGAATAAGCAATATTCTTATCAACAGTTTCAGCAACATACTCAGAGTATTCAATTCCTTTTTCTAATTTTTCTCCTAAGTAATTAGAATACTCAATTCCTTTATCTGCCTGTTCAGCAACATGCTCAGTATATTGAATAGAACTGTCTAGCTCTTCTCCTAAATAAGAAGCGTAATTTTTAATCTTATCGATATTCTCTGCTAAATAGTCAGAGTAAGATATTCCTTTGTCAAGATTTTCTGATAAGTATTCAGTATAATCAGTTACTTGATTTACTTTCTCTGCAATATGCTCAGTATATTTAACTAGCTTTTCCATTAATTCGTCATTGTTAGAATTTGCAGATTCCTTAACACTGTCTAAAGTATTTTTAACGTACTCGGTGTACTTATTAAAATCTTCAACAGTTACAAATTTGTCTGATGTATTTTCCATTATTAGATCTGTTTTATTTGTTTTATTTATTTCTTCTTCAGTTTCTGCCATTTCATAAATGTATAAACCTTCAGTATCACCGAATCCATAAGATTCGTTTACTTTTGATAATTCAGCATTTTCAAAACCAGGATCTGCAACTAAGTCATACGTAAAGAATTTTTTAATTTTAACTTTACCAGCTTCATCAACAGTACCAGCAGCTCTACTTGAAATATGTAATGGGATACCATCCTCTATTAATGCTTGAGCCTCTTTTCCTTTTGATGTATTTAGTAATCTGATTCTTCCTAATACTTGTTTCTTACCTTCATCATATTTTAAATCCTCTATGACATGAGAAACATTTGAAAGACTAATATCAAAATCTTTAGGGTGGTCAAGTTCACCTAACAATTTGTTAGTTTTTACTTTTTCTTGTAATTCTTTAATATGAGGAAGAACTTCAGCTTCTTCATATATTCTGTTATTTTTATTCTTTACTCCAATCTCTGTAAATACACCTTCAAGGACAACAGAGCCATCGGCATCTTTTGTCATACTTAAATTAGACTTAGATCTTTCTAGAATTAAAAGTTTCTTATTTGACATCTTTCTAGTATTAATTTGTTTTATATATTATAACTCTTAATAGTTTTTAGATATCCGCTAACGGATCATCATCTATACCATCATCTTTCTTCTCAGGCTTAAAATCTTTAGGATTAGCCCCTAACAAGATCTTTTCAATATCTTCTTCTTTATAACCATCTGCTTCTAAGTCCGTACGTTCCTTAGCTCGAGCATTGGCTTTAATATCATCACGTGTAAATCCACCATATCTCTTAATTAAGAATCCTAAATCAAAATATGGTATTTCTTCCATATCAGCGGTCATTGTACTTAATTGTGTTTTCATATTACCTATAAAATCAACACGTTTAGTTTGAAGTTCCATTTCTTTCATTTCTTCAAATACATTATCCTTCATGAAGTTTAATCCTAAACCTGCTTTAAATGCAATATCATTTTTTAATTCTGGATGATTAAGACACATCTGAAGATATACAGGTTTAACTAATATTTCTTGGAATATAGATCTCAACCTTGAAATAAATCTACCAAACTTAATTTCATCTCTTAACATACCACTTGCTTCCATGTCATAAGTATTACCACCTTCTCTATCAAACCTAGAAAATGGTATCTTAGAGGCTAATTGTAATTTATCAGAAAAATATTTCAAAGATTCAGTATCACCTAAATCAGGACCGTCTCCACCGATAGTTTGTATTTCTGGTGATTCACCATCTTTAGAAGGTAACCAGTATTCTTTATTGAACGGCATCATTGGTTTACCGTTGGTTTGAATCTCACCACTTTCAAAGTTAAAGTCTACAACCTCACGATATGAATTCATTAATGTTGCTAGAGATTGTTTTGCTCTTGTTTTAGATTTACCACCGACTGGTATTGTAAACTGTGTTTTAAATGAAGCATTAGATACAGCCCAGATAATTCTACTATGTTCCATTATTCTTAAAAGATTAAAAGATCTTATTAATCTTTCAACATAAGATATTCTCATTGGAGAATTTACTGAAGAATATGAAATGTATATTATTTGAGAATCCCATAATGTTCTTTCCTTTGCACCTTCACCTTTATATTGAATCCAAACTTTTTTACCATCATCAGTATCAATACCTGGCATTAATGAAATTGGATCTAATTCTTTAAAACCGATAATTTCGGTTTGCTTATCATTATAAACTATTTCAAATGCAAGATAACCGTCTATTAACCATTTTCTAAAATAATTCCAAGGAGCAACCATATCATTAAATCCAAAGTAATTATAGATATTATTATATACATCATTAATCTCTTCTTCTATTGACTCTCCAATATGACCATTAAATTCTGCATAAGCCATATAATTTGATTCATCAAATACAATTGCTTCATCAGTTAATACATCTAAGATATCTTCTATTTCATCTTGTACTGCAAAGGTTCTAAGTTGATCTCTTTTTCTAACATAGTCTTGATCAAAGAATGCAATATTCTTTTTTAAGTTTGTATCAGTTAATGACAGTGCAGCAAACGCTCCATACATATCATCACCATCTGATCCCATTGGATTAAACGAATAACCCATTTGATTTTCAGTAAAGCCTACTGCTCGTGAATTACGAATGATCATATCATCGTATGCCATTCCTAAATTAGAAAGATCTTTTAGAAGTCTTCTTACTGGATTTCCCGTACTTAAAGGACCTCTTCTATCTGTAAAACCTGCCATAATCTATTTTTTTATTAGTTTATATATTCTTATAGTATAATGCTTGGGCTTGATTAATATTTCCACCATAAAAATCGCTTTCATTATTAACTCCCCCAACATACCAATCCTCATATCCTAAAACATAAGGGTTTTTCATTTTCTTTATTATATACTGTCTTGTACAGTAAGTTAAATTATATTTTTTGCCAAATGCTTGTTTGACAAATTCCCACCTAAAGGCTGTAATAGGTGCCTGTGATTCAGGATTACCTAATGCTTTACCTTTAGTTAAAGCTGCTATTTGTGTTTTTAATGATACTGTAAGTTCTGTTAAAAAAGGTATTCTTGCTTCATACGGCATATAATGTAAATTAATACCTAATTGGTGTCCATTATCAGATTCTCCTAAACCTATAACTAGTGGGTGTGAATCATAAAAAGCCTCATCTTTAGTGTAATAATAAAAACTATACATTTTACCAGGATTTAAAACACCATCAGACTTTGCAGAAATTCTAGGTATATCAATTTGTGATTGTTTAGACGCACGAGTTCTACCTTTACTTTCTGCAAGATAAAGTTTTAAGTCTTCTGTAAATGATCCTATTAAAGCCATTAGAATAATTTTGAATCTTCAGTTAATAGCATTACTTTACAATTTCTTTCTTTTGCCATTTTATTTAGTGCATTAGTTTTACATAAATTTCTAACATATGATTCATATGCATATTTAAAATTCTTTAGCGCCTTTGCCGTTTTTCTTTTAGGTTCCTTAGGTTTTTGTAATTGAGCCTTAGGTTTTATTTCTACTACATATTCTTGAGTCTTGTCTCCTTTTTTCATTTTAAAGAAAAAATCAGGATAATACTTATGAAACTTATTATCTAACAAATTAAAATAAGGTATAGAGAAAGGTTCTGATATCCAGTAAATCACATCCATATTATGATCGCACCAATAACAAAATTTTCTTTCCCAACTACTTCTATATATAATTGGGCCTTCGCCTCTATACTTTTGAGGGTATTTAGGTTTATAATAACCTTGTTTAAATCCAGACTTTGAATTAGGTTTTACCTTTTTAATGCTCATAGGCAATTAACTATATTGTATAAATTCCTTCACTGTCAGCACTACCATTAATTGATACAGTACCATGATATTTCTTTGGATGTAATTTATTCCAACCTTTTGCGAATCCTCTTTTTGCTATTTCAGTAAAGTAAGCAAACGCATTAGTACTTTTTTCAGGATTAAAATTTCTCCAATATCTATAAAGATCCATATAAGCATAAGCAATACAATCTTGCCTATCTTCTGGATTTCTATATGTTAATTTTCTAGAACACTTATCAGCTAATAACATTAGGAATTCTAAGGCCTTTGGTGTTAACTCGTCTTGCTCTTTTGATAAAACAATTTGATCTAATAAATCTCGATTGTTTAAATAATTTCTTTTCCTTGCCATTAACTTTGTTTTATTTATTATTATATACAAGAAAGGACCGATTGTTTAATTCAATCGGTCCTCTAATTATTGTTATTAGATGTAGAGTTACAGTTTAAATTTTAACTTCTAAATCACCTTTAGGCATTACTATACTTTTTCCATTCTTAGGAATAATTACACTTAACATATCATCATCACCTAATGAAGCATATTCTTCAGCAGAAACTAATACTTCTTGTCTTACTTTAAGACCTTGACTAGCCGTTTTAACTGATGCTTCTACGAAACCATCATTTAAATAATCGTCTTTAGTTTTTTTTTCAGAAATATATGAATTAGCTAATTCTTTTTCCTTTCCATTTAACTCTTCAGCTAATAAATTTAAAGCTTCAGTTAATTCTTCAGTTTCACCTAACTTTTTAATAGCAGCTTCAACTTCAGATTTCTTTTCTTCTAAGAAAGAAATAGAATCAGTAAGATCCTTTCTTTTGCTTTCCTCGATTGCTTTATCATTATTTTCTGCAATTAATTTTTCTGAAAGAATTGGAGAAACATCAAAGTTAATAAATTCTTTTACTACTTCAACTGTTTTTGTAGCAGTATCTATTTTTAACATTTCATTTAGTTGCATTCCAGGATTTACTTTATTAATAAAGAATCCTTCGCTTACTCCAATCATTGTTAAAAATACATCTACAAATTCTTGATTTTGAATAGTTGTAAAATTGTCCATTTCAGCAAGTAAATCAATTGATTCAAAGAATTTGCAAATTTTATCATTTTGCCATTGGTTTCTATATCCTGAGAAGTTAGTTGCCAATAAAGCTTCTTTTAATTCAATTATACTGTAGTTAGTCATATTAACTTTACCCATTGTTAAAGTTCCTTCAGTAATGTTATATTCTAATGATTTATTATTTTCTCCATGTAATGAAAGAATGTTTCCGTTTCTTGAAAACATATTTAAACCTTCAGATACATCGAAGAACCTTGGATCAGTTACATTAGCTTCAGTAATGTTAGTTCCATTATAAGTATAATTTTTTCCGTGTAAGTGGAATGTTAAACCTTCTTCAGATTCTAATACTGGAGAAAGAACAGATACAACTTTACCGTTTGCAGTAGATGCAACCTTTTGATCTTCAGCATTCATTTCATTTACTATTTGCTTAGCATCTATTGACCATGGGTGCTTTGCAGCAACGATAGAAAATTTAGATTTTACATCTGATTCATTTAGCAAAGAAACTAAATCGGAATTAAGTGATTCTATTAATTTTCCTTTTTGATTTTCTGTTCTTGCAATAGATTCACTAATTCTAAATTCCCATTTAGCATTATTGTATGATTCCATTATATACTCTCTTAATTCAGAAATTGGATTTAGCCAAGTTGACTGTGCTAATTTAGTATACAAGTTTCTTGCAATTTTAAATTTAAGATCTGGGTTAACTGAATTTTCTAATTCCTCGCTAATAGCAGAAAAGTCTGCATTTTTCAGTTTCATTGGAAATGCAGCTATTGCATTTTCTAAAATCGTTAAAGATTCTTTAACAGAATACGAAACTCTGGAATTGTCATTATCCATTGCCTTTAGTCCATTAATACTATCCACAACGTTTTCGTATAGGTCTGTTAATGTAAATTTCATTTTATTATGATTTTTTTGATTGTTATTTTCAGTGTATATATTAGACTGACTACTTATTGCATGGTATTTTGCAATACCGCTCATTGCCATCTGCTGTGGAATACCCATTCCTACTAGGATTGTCATAACTTGTTGGTCTGTCATGGCACCACCGTGAGTGATTTTACTACTTTGGTTTTGTCCAGTTGGAACTACATCTGACATTTTGCCACTTTGCTTAAACAATACATGGATTATATCCAATAATTGTTGCTTAGGATTATTGAGATAAGGAGCACTAGTATTTACACCAGGTTGAGCATCAATTGCCCCATCTGCATAAACTTGTGTTTGTCCTTCGTTAACTATGTTTTCCATATTGCACTATTTGATTTGTTTTATATATTATAAGTCTCTTTGATTAATTGTATCACCCGCCAAAGCCATCGTCTACACTCCCTAAACCTGATTCGTCTACCTTAGGTTCTGCGTTAGCATTTCTATAATTTAAGCTTTCTAATGATTCTGGAATTATTGGAGCTGATGTTATTGACGATTCCGTATAAGGACCGCCAGTTTGTATAGCATCTGGGTTAATATAACCTTTATTACTTAGTAGTCCACTCGGCTGAACTTTTAATATACTTTCTTGTGTAATTTCAAACTTCTGAAATATTCCACCAAAGAATATACCTAATTCATTATTTGCACCTGCTCTTAGCATACCTACACCTTGTGCATTAGGATTAGCTTTAATAGCTTCCTTAGTCATAAGACTTACCTCAGGAGTTAAAACTCCACTTTCAAATACTGGCATGAAAGAAGATACTTCAATAGGAAATGTTACACTCCATTCTTTTTTGTCATTTAGCTGAAATTCAAATAATTTATTCTGAGTATAATCTTCTGGGACTGCAAATGTTCCAGCAACCCTCATCATGCCTAAATCAATTTGAAATAGTGTATTTTTATAAAGTCTGCTCATTAAAGATTCTGTTACCTTTAACATTTCTAAATTAGAAGAGCATACTACAGTACAGTCAAAAGACATACTAAGAGGAAGAAAGTTTGTCTCCATTGAAAAAGTTTTTAAGATTCCTTCCCATTCTTGTACAAACTCACTTCTAGCAAACTTATTTGTTTGATTACCCGAATCTATGGATATACCAGTTAACTGTATTATACCTCTTGGTACAACTTCATAATCACCAATAGCCTTACCATTAGCTTCTGCATCAAACAAAAAATTATCCATTAAAAATCTACCATCTCCTGTTATTGAATAAAAGAAAGGTACTGGAATTTTCTTTAAATTATCTTCATCTATTTGATTATAATAATAGACTTTATCTTTTAATTCTGCCAAGAGAGCTACTATAATATAACGCAGTATAGTATTATCCTTATTAAATTCTTGATTATATGCTGACATTAGTCATTTTTAATTTTTCTTGTATTATATTTATCCAATAGTTTCAATTGTAAATTCGCTAAAACCTGCATCTTTTGTAATTTCTAACTTTTTATCAAAATATTCACTAGGTAATACTGTATGATTAATTACAAATGTATTTAATCCAATATCTTGTATAGTATCATGTAAGATATTAATTATATGATATACACCATCTGAATCAATAGAAGAAAAGATTTCATCTAAGAATAGAATGTTTAGAGAAGGAAATCTAACTTTAATCATTTTCATTAAAGCCATAATAATTACAAAGTCTACTTTTTTCTTTTCTCCTGTACTTAATGTCTTTGCACTAATTTCGGTTCCTAGGTGATGGAGTGTACAATAAAACTTTTCATTAAATCTAATACCAAAAGGAATCCCCATTTCTCTACCCATTAATAATATATGATTATTAAATGAAGGAAGTATAGATCTTACTGCTAAATTTTTAATACCATCTTCACCCATTAGGTTTTCAAGTATAGTTAAATAAAAATCATCAGCTTCACTTTTTAACTTACTAGAAGACTTTTCTGTTTTACGAATTTTAAAATCCTTTACTAATTGCTTCAGGTTAGTTGATGAATCTGATTCATCCTTTTCAGATAATTCAATTAATTTAGATTTAAGGTTCTCCATCTGTGTTTCTAATTGACCAGCCTTTACATGAATTGTTCTACCTTTGGTTCTTAAATCATTTAATTTAGTTTCAGCTTCTTCATATTCAGCTTTAGCCAAAGTATACTTTTCACTTAAGGTTATTAATGATTCTTCTTTTTCTTTTTTAATATCTAAATGAAAATCAGAAGTAAGTGGAGCTGTACATGTAGGGCATGTTGAATTTTCAAATAGCCTTAAATCATTTTGAATATTTTTAATATCATTCCCTACTGTTGAATAATGTTTTGATTTAATTCTAGATTCTTGATCTAAATCTATTAGCTTTACTTTTGTATTTTGAGTAAATGTATTTAATTTTTTTCTATTTTCATTTAATGCAATTAAATCTTCTTTTAATTTTTTAACTTTAGATGCATCTTTCTCTGCTGTTAATAATTCTATTTGCTCTATCTTATCATAAACAGATCCGATTGATTCATTAAGAGTTCTTATTTCATCTTCATAAGTTCTTATTTCTTCTACAATACCTTTACGCTTTTCTTTGACTGCCTCGGCCATTTCATTAATAACTGAAAATCCAAATATCTTATCTATAATTCTTTTCTTGTCATAAGGAGACATTGTAATAAAAGATTTAAAATCATTAACAGATAAGATAATTACGTTCTTAAAAACATGATACGGTATTTCATAAATTTCTGTTTCTAAAAATTCTTGTAAATTTACCTTTCCTGCAACATCATATTCTGATCCATTAATCTTAACATTAAAAACGCTAGGATTAATTCCTCTCTCTATTTCAATCTTATTACCTTTTGATTCTAGCCATATTCTTCCATACAATTCATTATTAACTCTGTTAGGTAAATCTTTTAACGTTGAACCTTCTACTTTACCATAGCACATATATGTTATAACTTTTGCTAATGTACTTTTACCTGCACCGTTTCCACCTAGTACTAAATATAAGTTACTCTTGTTTTCCTCAAAATCTATAACTTGCAATCTATTTCCATAACTTGCAAAATTCTTAAACTCTACCTTTTTAATCTTCATAGTTAGGAGATAATGTTCTTTTGTATAATTCTTGCACTGATACTTTTAATCTTTCCTTTAAATCTTCATCATAATCTAAAGAATTAATATGCTCGGCTGCAATGTTCATTAAATTTAATTCACCATTAAAATCTGACATTTCGCCATCTTCTCTATCATAAGGATTTTCCTCATCATAAATTCTAGGTTCTAATTTTCTAGCTAAACCATCAAGATAATCCATAAACATATTAATATTATACTTACCTAATACGTTTGATGGAATAAAGACATCTACAAAATTATCTTTTATTTCTTTTGCCACATCATCCATTCTCATTTCTAATATTTCATTAATATAATATCTAATAAAAATAGGGCTTAAATGATTTTCAAAAAATTGATGGTTTCCTGTTTCTAGATCTAATAAGTATATTCCTTTTTGATTATCTCTATCTGATCTTGTCATCTGATAAGGATTTCCAACCAAAACAAAATTTTCTTTATCTTGTCGGTAATGAATATGGCCTGAGTAAACTCTTTTAAATCTTTTAAATATACCTACCTCATTACCACCATCGTGTAAATGTTTTGTACTAGGACTAATCTGAACACCTCGAGTTTCAGTATGACAAAACATATAATCTATCTTATCTTTAATATTATCTAAAGTTTCTATTTCATGTTCGTGGTTTCTTCTCCAAGGCATTAGTAAACAAGTAGCATCTTTATACTTTAATATCTTAGGTTCTTTTAACACATTTACATTAGGTAAATATTTTAAACAATCAACCGATGATATTTCATTTGAGTTCTTTCTCATTATATCATGATTACCTACAATGATATGAATATCTGGAAATATTTGTCCAAGTTCTTCAAATACTCTAATTGCTAAATCTTGTGCAGCTAAATTAACACTCTGTCTATTATCAAAAACATCTCCTAGATGATAAAGAACATCACCTTCTTTATATTCCTTTTTTACTAAAGGTATAAAAAAATTAAAAAAGTAATCTTCAATGATCTGAAGCCATAAAACAGAATTTGACCTGCAGCCTAAATGAGAATCGGATACCATCCATATTCTTTTTGTCATATTAAAATAATTTTCTGATTTTTCTTTTTTCTAAAATATTGTATTTTTTATCTAACTCTTCAATTAATTCATCTTTAAATTTATTAGATAATGAATTATAAAACTTATTAGGGAATACATCAAAGTAATCAGAAAGAACACTAAATAGATCTATTCTAGTATAAGATCTTCCAGTATTTTCTATTATATAAAAGAATACTTTATTAATTTGTACTTTATTTAATTTCTTTATTACACCATCAGGTGTTGCTTCATTAAGATGTTCAAATTCACTACCTTTAATTAAAGTATCAACTACATCAAATAATGAATCATAATGCTGCTTATCATCTGGATCCATTCCATCACCAAAACCTGCTGCAACTGTAAAGTTTATTTTTTGGCCGCCTAAATCCTGTTCTCCGTATGTATTATTAAAGATCTTATCTTTTTCTACAAACTTAGATTTTTTATCATCTTCTCCTTTGGTAAGAGCTTTTTTCTTTTTTCCCCACATATTATTTTATATTTTATTATACTGATATGTCATCAGTTTCTGTTAATCTCATATGTTCATAGTCAATTGTAAATCTACATCTTGAGCCTTTTCCTTGACCATCTCTAATTTTTAAAACCTTTAACCAATATTCACGTTCGGCGTGCATTACTGAATCTTGTATCAGTGCATACATTACATCAGCGGTATGCGCAAGACCTGCAGATTCTGCGATGTTTTCCATTCTTACTTCTGTTGCATCCCATGCACCACGATTAATTTGAGTTGCTGATATTACTAACATATCTCTTTTAACTGCTAATGCCCTAAGATCTTCTGCAATCTGCTTAATCTTCATATAAGTATTTTCAGTATTAGGATTTCTATAATTTGCAAGAATATTAATATAATCTACAACTAATACATTTACTTTATGATCTTGGTTTTCTTCTAAATCTTTTAAGTACGATTCTATATCAGGGATAGTTCCTTGTGAAGTTGGATATTCTTTAACAAATAATTTACCAGGAGGTAATAAACCTCTAGATACTTTTTCCAACTTCCTTTTCATATAATCTCTATTGCTTGCATTTTTATCATAATCACTCATTGGAACATGTAAAAGATTAGCACCTATTCTTTTTAATACTTTTTGAGCTGACATTTCTGCCGTTATGAAAACTACGTTATGACCCATCTTTACAAAATTGGCTGCATCATTTGCTAACCATATAGATTTACCAATATTCTGTTCTCCTGCATAAACAATTAAAGATTTGGTATCATAACCACCACCTGATACGCGATCAACAAAACTCCACCCAGTTTCTATTTTCTTTGATGTTCTTTGTATATGAGATTCAGGATTAAAAAAATCTAAACCAGTATCAGTATCAAAATTAATTGAACCATCAGTAGATATCATTCCTATTGCACGCTGAACTACATCTTCTACATTTTCTGGGGATACGTCTTGAGTTTTTACGTATTCAATCGTTCTTACTAATTGTTTATCAAAATGTTTCCACTTAACCCATGCTTCACCAGTTCTTTTTAACCAATCCTGATCATACTCTTTAATATTAATATCATAAATAGATTTTACAATATCTTGAGATATTTCATTAGGATCATCCTTAACTAAAGCTGACATTTGTTGCTTAGACGGACTTTCACCAAATTTTAAATAAAAAGCTTTTGATAACTTTGCAATCTGGTCTAAATCTCTATTAGCAAAAAACCCATTACCTGTTCCTTTCAGATAATGTGGCTTTGTTAAAAAATAGTTAAAGAAAATCTTTTCGTGATCTATGCTTGATTTCATGTAGTTTTATTTTTATATGCTAAAAAACATAATTAGTTTTATTGGTATGGATTATAAATTACTTCATAAGTAGTATATGCAGAATTTTGTAAAGATATTTCCAAAAATTTATGCTTTAATAATTCCTTTAAAAGAATATTACATTCTTCTTTAGATAAACTCCATCTTTTAGCCATCGAGATATCTGTAAATTTAATCTCTTTAGCAACTTTACCACAATAATCACGTATTAATTCAAAAAGTATATCTTCAGCATCAGGGTAATGTGGTAATGTTGTGTGATTTCCTAATACATACTTTACTTTAAGTTTTGCTGTATTAAGAGTTTTCGGTAACATCATCAACTGTTGTTTCTGTAATTATGTCTGATAATTCTTCTTGCTCTAATTCATCACCATAATTAAATTTAGCAACTACTTGAGGTTCTATTAATTTTAATACATCTTCAGTTAAAACTTGAGGTGTATATAATTGATTAAGATCTACTGCATCATTTAAATGCTTTACACAAATCTTACGCGCAGTTGGTGACGGTTGGAAGTAAACAGTAACTTCTTTTTTATCTTTAGTAAATGAGTGTTTTCTACAATCTGCTTTGCCTGGATCCGGTAATTTATTAAAAGCACCTTCAGTAATAAATCTTCCTCTTTCAATACCACAGATATCCCATCCTATGTATTCTTCTAAACCTACATACGGATTCATACCTTTATTAAATGAAATATGAAACTTAATAGGCGTTGGTTTTGCAAAACGATTCT